TCTTGAAGTTGCTGGAAGTGTTGCAGTTACTCTTGTTAATAATGGTACAATCAAAGCTGGTGGTGGCGGTGGTGGTAATGGCGGTGCAGGTGGTGCAGGAAGTCTTTCCGAAACAGCAACAGCTTCTAGCGTAACAGATAAAACGGGTAATAAACCTAGTTTTGTTCCATACACAGTGGATACTTATTTCGCAGATAGATTTTGGACAGGAATAGGCTCTGGTCAGTTTGGTTTAAATACTGGTGGTGGTACTCTTTCATCTAGTATATCAGACAAAGGACCTGTCTGGTATAGCTTTCAAGTAAATAAACAAGCAACTTATAGTATATCAGCTTCTATAAATGATCCATTTCCAGAAGATGGTCAAACAGGTCATCGTGGTCAACCAAGAGTAGATATTAGTACAGCAGAAAATACTGCAAGCCAAGGACAAGGTGGAAATCTTTATGGTAGTGGGTTATCATGGTCAGCTAGTGCAAACTTAGCTGCTAGTACGACATATTATTGGTGTAATTATACAGTTGGTCCGTATGGTTCTTCTAGTCCAACAGGTAACTTTTATTATAATACAATGAGTTCTACATTAAATTTAGCTGTAAATACTCCAACTACTGGAGGAACTGGTGGTGCAGGTGGCGTAGGTCAAGGATACAATCAATCTGCTGGATCTGGATCAAGTGGAGGTTCAGGTGGTAGTAACGCAGGTGCTGGCGGTAATGGAGGTGATGGTGGTGCTTTTGGTGTAAACGGAACTTCTGGTAATAATGGATCAGGCGGTATAGGAACTACAATATCTTATCCTTCATCAGCACCAACTGGTGGTGCTAGTGGAACTACTGGAGGAAGTGCTGGTAAAGCAATACAAGGTATTAGTAATGTTACATCAAGTGGTAGTGGTTCTTTAACTGGAGGTACAGCATAATGCCTATGACAGCTTTGAAATTTAAACCTGGTATTGTATCTGACATTACATCTTACAGTAACGAAGGTGGCTTTGTTGATGGAGACAAAGTAAGATTTAGGTTTGGTTTTCCAGAAAAGTTTGGTGGTTGGGAGAAGTATAGTACCAACCAGTATCTAGGCAGTGCTAGAAGACTACACAACTGGGTAGCTCTTGATAGCTCTGACTTCATGGGTATTGGAACGCATCTTAAATACTATATAGAAGAAGGTCAGACATTTAATGACATAACACCCATAAGACAAACAACTGGTGCAGGTGATGTAACTTTTTCTGCGACAAACGGATCTACAACAATAACAGTTACAGATCCAGCACATGGTGCAAATGAAAAAGACTTTGTAACATTCTCTGGTGCATCTAGTTTGGGTGGTACAATCACAGCTACAATACTTAATGCAGAGTTTCAGATAGCATCATTGATAAGTTCTAATGCTTACACAATAACATCAAGTGTAGCAGCTAATTCATCTGATACTGGTAATGGTGGATCTAGCGTTGTAGGTGCATACCAGTTGAATGTTGGATTAGATGTAACAGTCGGTGGAACTGGTTGGGGTGCAGGTCAGTGGAGCGGAACAACATCTGGTGCTTTAGCAACACAACTAAACGAGGCATTGGATGCAAGTGAAACTGGCGTGGATGTAGATGATGAAACAGGCATGAATACTGCCAACGATGTAATACTCGTAGAAGAAGAGCTTATGCTTATATCTGCAACTACTGATGACAATACAATGACTGTAACTCGTGGACATAGCGGAACGACTGCTACAACACACGCAGATAATACACTCGTTAGATTAGCAGTTGGTAATGCAGATTCTGCTAATGATTTTGTTGGATGGGGTGACGCAGCAAGTGTTACAGTGCCTGGAGCACAGATCAGATTATGGTCACATGACAATTTTGGTGAGGATCTTATATTAAATCCAAGAGATGGTGGTATATTTTATTGGGACAAAACTTTAGGTCTTGGAGAAAATGGTAGAGCAAAAGAGCTTAGTGCTACAGATACATATTCTGGAGAAACTAGTGTTCCTAGAGTTGCTAAACAAGTTCTTGTATCAGACCAAGATCGACATGTAATTGTGTTTGGTTGTGATGGATTAGGTCAAGCACCCACTGCGTCAAATGCTGACCAAGAGGCGACTAAAAGAGGTGATGGTGTGCAAGATCCTTTGTTGATACGTTTTTCTTCACAAGAAAACCCAGTGGATTTTTTCCCAACTGCTACAAACACAGCAGGTGATTTAAGATTAGGTGGTGGATCTACCTTCGTACAAGCTGTTGAAACAAAACAACAGATACTCGTCTTCACTAATAAAACACTACACGCCATGAAGTT